TGGCATAATAATAAAATAATTATCTTTGTAATAATTAATAATAGATATGGGATTAGGAATAGGAATATCAGGACCAAATGGATCAGAACCTTGTGACGATGCAAACGTTGTAAACAGTGACGGAACATATGACGTTGACGTAGCAGCAGGAGGAACATTAAATCTTCCTGACATTAATAATGTTGACAGTGATGGATCAGTTGTGGCAACACCTGCTCAAACACCATTTGTAGCAACTGCTTGTGGACCAGGTGGTTCTGTTGGTGCTACTTTAATGAAAACAAATCAAACAATATCTTATCGTACTGGCGATGATGGAGATTTAGAAAAAGGTAGAGCAACAGACTTTTTAACTTTGGCTTCTGCAAATCCTTTCGGAACAACTGAGAGATTTACAGATGAATTGGGCGGTCAGACTTATACGAATCAAATAATTATTGATTGGAGTACTTACAACGGGACAGAGGTTCTTGGTTATTCAGATAGTGCGTTTTCTGGAAATACTTGGGATGATGCAATAGATAACGCTTTGGCTACTTCAATAGGAAGTTACACAAGTGGTTGGAGATTACCTAATATTAACGAACTTTGGTCTTTGATGAATATGGGGGTTACTGGAAACAAAGGATTAAACTATTATCCTTGGACACAATTAACTTGGGCATATCAGTTAGGAACTTTTTGGAGTTCAACAACTACTGCCTATGCGTCAACTCAAGCAGCTATTTTAAAAAATTTCACCATCGAAATAGATAACAAAACAAAAACCACAGTATACAACTGGATACCAGTAAGAAACTTTACAGTATCTGGAACAACATTAACATAATTTAAAAAAAATAAAAAATGGCAACTTACAAATTTCCACAATTTAACTCTGAAATAGTTAATCCAACTGTTACTGTTAGTGATGCTGATATTAAGGTAAACGCACCAGGTATGAGTATATCACTATCCGTAACTCTTGAAACTACAAACAGCAAACTCTACGGAGTAGAGTTGACAGACATTCCTGCTGATAACCTTTGCTATGAAGGAGAGGCAAACTTAATGTCTAAAGCAATGGAAGGATTGCAACAGTACGAAGTATAATAAAATAAATAAAATCAAATCAAAATGAAAAAGGTAACGAAAGAAGAGTTAGGATCAATTGAGTCAATGTTGACTACGTTCAACAACTTAAAGATGCAGTTAGGTGATGCTGTGCTATCACAGAACACAATAGTAGCAAAGATTGATTCGTTAAAAGAAGAGTACTCTGAACTAGAAAAGGTACTCGCAAATAAGTACGGTAAGGACTCAAGGATTGATGTTCAAACCGGTGAGATAAAAGAAAAAGAAAAATAAAAACAAAAAGACAAAGCAATGAAGATAAATTTATATCAGACAGACTCAACACCTTCACTTACTGATAAGGTTATAGGGACGGATGTTTCGGATAACAATATCACGAAGAATTATATGTTAGGAGATGTAAAGACTATCTTCGATCAGAACTTACAATCTGTACTAGATACTGGTAATACATCAACTACAGCGATGAATATTACTGCAGGTGCATTTAGTACTATAACAAACCTGTACACTGGAACACTAGACGTTGCTACATCTCTTATCGTAGACGGAACGTTTGTAGATTCAGCAGGCGTAACAAACGATGGTACTAAAGTTCTCGGTTCAACGGCTACAGGAAATCCTTTATGGGTTACTGACAGTGATTCACAAAACTTACAATCAGTATTGGACTTTGGTAATACTTCTACAACAGAGATGACTATTACTTCAGCATCTTATAGTAGTATAGAACTTTTAGGTACACGAAGGTTTAATTATACAGAAGAGTTCACTGCTAATGGTGTGTTTATTGATTCAGCAGGTGTGACAAATGACGGCACTAAGGTATTAGGTTCAGATGCAACGGGTAATCCACTATGGGTTGCTGATAGCGATAATCAGAATCTACAGTCAGTATTGGACTTTGGTAATGTTTCTACTACAAAAATAAATATTACCTCAACTGCACAAAGTAATATATCCAACCTAATATCACCAGAATTAACCCTTAGTGGTTTGGTATATGATTCAGTGCCTAGCCTTGGGGATGGAACTAAGTTCTTAGGAACAGACGCATCTGGTAATGCTTTATGGAAAAATATTACTTTTTCTCCTTCATTAACTGAGGTACTTAATACAGGTCAGTATTCTGCTCAAGAACCAGGATTAGGAATAGTTAATGCTATTCAAGTGAAGTTTGGTAACGCTACGGGTACGGCTTCTGATCCTGTTATGATGGATGCACTTGGAAGTATAACGTTTAACCAAACAGGAACTTACTTCATAAATGCTTATGCGTCTATCGATAGATTAGGTGCTAACGGTGGTGTAGCTATTTTCTTATATAGATTATTATTAGACGGAGTTCAAGTTGGATATCCAATTGCTTTAGAACTTGATAGAACAAACATTAGTATCCCTGAGATTCAAGCTTTCCCATTGACTATTACTACTGCAGGTACTGTATTGACATACGAGATAGCAAGAGAGGGAACTGTTAACGCAGGTGGACTATATCCATACTTCACCAATACAAGTTGGGGTAACTCTCCATCAGCAGCTATTACGATAAGTAAGCTAGGATAAAATAAAATAAAATGGACATAAGAAAGATATCTGTAGGTCCCGACTATAAGTCGGGGGCTATGCATTATTTGGTAGGACAATCTGTCTTAAATGGTAGTTATTCAATTCATTTGATTAAATTCGAGGAAGTAAAGAAATCATTTCTAATTTATATAGAGAATGACGAAGGTATAATGCTATGGAAGGAGTTCACGAGTACTATGCCAGTATCTATAGAGTACAACATTAATTTTTTATAGATGACCGATAATGAAAGAGCAGCCTTTGAAAAGCAGGTTGCAGACTTAGAATTTAAGATGTCTAAGACAGAAGACTTTGGTGAGAAGATTGAATTAGCTGACCAGGTCCACAACATAAAAATGAAATTAAATGGAGTCAAACCAACTGATTCACATATAGACTGTATTGGTTGTGGCTCATAAATTAAATTATGAAATCACCATTTTCGTTTATAGCAAAGCCTGTAAAGGGTAGAAGGTATAACAACACAAAAGAGATTGCAGGATTGGATATAATCACTAGCACATCTCAGGAAGACTTTAAGTTCTCTAACAGAGAGGCTGAGGTAGTAGAGACACCACTGGGGTATAAAGGACCCATAAAGGTTGGAGATGTACTGTTAGTTCACCACAATGTATTTAAGTATTACTATGATATGAAGGGCAAGCAAAGAAGCGGTAAGAGTTTCTTTAAGGATGACTTGTTCTTTATAGATGAGGAACAGTACTATATGTATAAGAGAGATGGGCAGTGGACACCAGTAAAAAGATACTGCTTCGTTGAGCCTGTTGACGTAGAAGACTCCTATATATTTAAACCACTTAGCGAGGAGCCTTTAGTTGGCAAGATGAAGTATGCGAATAGCTACCTACTTAGCGAGGGAGTAAAGAATGGAGATAGAATTACGTTTCAACCGGACAGTGAGTATGAGTTCACAGTTGATGGGGAAAAACTTTACAGGATGTTTGATCATCAAATAACTATGGTTTTATGAATAAATTTTTATATTGGGATGATGAGTGGGACGAACAGGATGTTCCAATAAAGAATCAAAAAAGAATTAAGGATGAAATCAAAAGAGATAAAGTTAAGAATAATCGAAGCCGGGGAGAGAGCAGTGGAGCAACTGATAAAGGTAGCGAAGGAGGATATCATTAAGCACGACCCTGAGGATGATATATCTGCGGATAGATTAAAGAATGCAGCAGCAACTAAGAAGCTTGCAATCTTTGATGCCTTCGAAATACTTAACAGGATAGAAGCGGAGAAGGAGGCGATTGAATCATTGGAGAAGGGAACAAATAAAACTAATACAAAACAAGGTTTTGCAGAAAGACGGTCTAAGTGAGTTATACAGAGTCCTTGAGGGTGTAGTACCAAAGGGTGTGTTAAAGTCTAAGAATAAGGCTAAAACTTGGCAATACGGATATAATTCTAAGTATGATATAATTGTTATATCTAAGACAGGTCAGATAGGTGAGATTATAGAGATTAAGGGATTGCCAATTGCCCTACCATTAGAGCCAAAGGAATGCATTAAAAGAAGTAGTAAGGAGGAAGAGCAGTACTGGGAGAGAAATGAAATACCTAAAGAGTTAAGTAAGATACAGTCCATCTTTCAGTGGAACGAGCAACCATCAGAGTTTAAGGATAGATGGGTTGACTATATTGAATCAGAGTTTGACAAGAGAGAGTCTGGTGTGTGGTTTATGTCTAATGGCATACCAACATACATAACTGGGTCACACTATATGTATCTTCAGTGGACATCAATTGACGTTGGATACCCTGACTTCAGGGAGGCGAATAGACTTTTGTATATACATTGGGAGGCTTGCAAGGCAGACAAGAGAAGCTTTGGTCAGGACTACTTAAAGATAAGACGTTCAGGTTTCTCGTTTATGAGTTCATCTGAGTGTGTGAACACAGGTACGTTAGCTAAGGATGCAAGGGTTGGCATACTGTCAAAGACAGGTTCCGATGCAAAGAAGATGTTTACCGATAAGGTTGTTCCAATAAATAGTAGGCTCCCATTCTTCTTCAAGCCTATTATGGATGGTATGGATAAGCCTAAGACTGAACTTGCGTTTAGGATACCTGCTGCAAAGATTACCAAGAAGAATATGTACGATACTACCAACGAAGAGTTGTTCGGCTTGGATACTACTATAGATTGGAAGAACACAGATGACAACTCGTATGATGGTGAGAAGCTATTACTTTTAGTACACGATGAAAGCGGTAAGTGGATAAAGCCAAATAATATACTTAACAACTGGAGGGTTACTAAGACCTGTCTAAGATTGGGTAGTAAGATTATCGGTAAGTGTATGATGGGTTCTACATCCAACGCACTTGAAAAGGGTGGTGGTAACTTTAAGAAGTTGTACTACGACTCAGACGTAACGAAGAGGAATAGTAACGGTCAGACCAAGAGTGGTCTATATAACCTATTCATTCCTATGGAGTGGAATATGGAAGGTTTCATTGACAGGTATGGTATGCCTGTATTCAGAACTCCTGAGGAGCCTGTACTTGGAATAGACGGGGAGATGATACACCAAGGTGCTATTGACTACTGGGAAGGCGAGGTCGAGTCTTTGAAGAATGACTCTGACGCACTCAATGAATTTTACAGACAGTTCCCTAGGACTGAATCACACGCATTTAGGGATGAAAGTAAGGAATCTATATTCAATCTTACAAAGATATATCAGCAGGTTGACTACAACGATTCATTGATAATGGACCACCACGTAACTCGTGGATCACTAAGTTGGAAGAATGGAATCAAGGACACTGAGGTTATATTCTCACCAAACAACAAGGGAAGGTTCTACATTTCGTGGACACCTAACAAGCAACTTCAGAATAGGGTTATAACAAAGAACGGTCTTAAGCATCCGGGCAACGATGACATAGGAGCATTTGGATGTGATAGCTATGACATATCAGGTGTTGTTGGTGGAGGCGGTTCGAATGGTGCGCTACACGGTAAGACTATGTTTACTATGCAGGAAGCACCAAGCGACCAGTTCTTCCTGGAGTATATAGCTAGACCTCAGACTGCTGAGTTGTTCTTCGAGGATGTACTTATGGCTTGTGTATTTTATGGTATGCCAATACTTATTGAGAACAACAAGCCAAGGTTACTATACCACTTCAAGAACAGGGGGTACAGGAAGTTCTGTATGAACAGACCAGACAAACATTACACAAAGTTATCTAAGACAGAGAAGGAGTTGGGCGGGATACCAAACTCTAGTGAAGCTGTTAAGCAGGCTCACGCTTCTGCAATAGAGTCACATATAGAATCCAACATAGGATTATTGGAGAATGGTGATATGGGAGATATGCCTTTTGTTAGAACGTTAGAGGATTGGGCTAAGTTTGATATATCAAACAGAACAAAGTACGATGCCTCTATTAGTTCGGGATTAGCAATTATGGCAACGCAAAGGCATCTTTATCAGACTGAGAAAAAAGTTTCAAAAATAAAGATTAACTTTGCAAGGTATAGTAATAAAGGAAAATATAGCGAAATTATTAGATGAAAGACGTAAAGATAAATATATCATCCGCAGGGTTTCCAAGTCAATTTGTATCTGATTCTGAAAAGTCTACTGATGAATTTGGACTACAGATAGGTCAAGCTATTCAATACGAGTGGTTCAGAAGAGACGGAAGTAGCTGTAGGTATTATAATCGTTGGGGTGAATTCAACAGACTAAGATTATATGCACGAGGAGAGCAACCTACAGGTAAATATAAAAACGAATTAGCAGTAGATGGTGACTTGTCTTATCTAAATTTAGATTGGTCCATTGTTCCTATACTACCTAAGTTTGTAGATATTATTGTAAATGGAATGCAGGACCGTGAGTTTGAGCCTAAGGCTTACGCTCAGGATGCTATGTCTCAGTCTAGGAGAAGTAAGTATCAGCAGATGGTTGAGGGTCAGATGTTGGCAAAGCCAATGCTTGAGACTATACAGCAGAAGACTGGAGTGAACCCTTTTACAGTAAGTCCTGAGGAACTACCTAATAGTGACGAGGAGTTGAAACTTTATATGCAGCTTAACTATAAGCCTGCAATAGAGATTGCTGAAGAGGAAGCAATAAGTACTCTTTTCGAAAGCAACAAGTATGACGATATACGTAAGCAGATAGACTATGACTTAACGGTCTTGGGTATGTCAGTTGCAAAGCACGAATTCCAAGCAGGTGATGGAGTAAAGATTAATTATGTCGATCCTGCAAACATTGTTCACAGCTACACTGAGGACCCACACTTCAAGGATTGTTTCTATTGGGGAGAGATAAAGACTGTTCCTATTACTGAACTTGTAAAGATTGACACTTCACTAACTAATGAAGACTTAGAGGAGATATCACAATACTCTCAGAGTTGGTATGACTATTATAATACTGCT